CTACAACCAAAACATTATCGGATTAAAAGACAGACCGACGGCAAAGACTTGGGTGTATGCATTTATTTATGGAGCTGGCGATGCAAAACTTGGTCAGATAGTTGGTGGCAATACCGATGCCGGACTCGCTAGTCGTAAACGATTTATAAATAAAGTTAAAGGTATGAAGACACTGACAAATAATTTAATTAATTTATTACAACGACGAAAGCGCAAGTATGGAGAGTACCAATTGGTTGCGCTTGATAAAAGAATTCTACTTGCTCGATCCATCCACTCCAGTTTGAATACACTTATTCAAGGAGCGGGTGCAATCATATGTAAGCAATGGCTGCTCAATATTATTGATGAGGTCGACAAGCAGAACGTGGATGCCAAGCCAGTGGCTAACGTCCATGATGAGGTACAGTTTGAAGTCCGTAAGGAACAAGCTGTAGATTTTGGTAACATAACAAAGGAGGCAATGAAACGTGTAGAAAAACAATTTAATTTACGATGTCCACTAGATAGTGAGTACTCGATCGGCACCACTTGGAAAGACACTCATTGATTGTGGATAACTAAACAGTGTGTTACACTGTACAAATGTTTGTGAAAAAAACATAAAATTTTATTAACTTTTATATAAGGAGAAAACTATGCCAGTAATATCTGGAACTGCATACTGGGCGAAAGTCCATCAACCACACTTTGATCAATACAATGAGCAAGGTATCTTTTCAATTGATGTAACAGTGGATGCAAAGACTAAGAAACAACTACAAGACTTGGGACTTAGTCCTCGTATAAAAACCAAAGACGACGAGAGAGGTGAGTTCATTACTATTAAACGAAAGTACACTCGTAAAGATGGTACAAAGAACAATTCACCTCGTGTTGTTGATTCTAAAAAAACACCAATTAGCCCTGATGTTTTAATCGGCAATGGTTCATTAGTTAATGTAGCTTTTGATACTTATGATTATAATGTTAAAGGTAATAAAGGTGTTGGCGCATCTTTGAAAGCTGTACAAGTAACTAAATTAGTTGAGTACAGTCCTTCTGAAAATTTAGATGAGTTTGGCGAGGAGTCTGGATATCAAGCTCCAACGAACGGCGCATCAAATAAGGATGAATTACAAGACGATAAGCTTCCATTCTAATGTCTAGTAAGAAAAGCATAAACACTCTTGTAAAAGATATTTATAAATTGTTTGATGATGGTAACAAAAAGAAACCAACACCACATGATTTAAATAAATTTGCAGAGAGTATGAAAGATGCTGTTCTTACTTACTTAACAGAAAAACAAACTGGTAGCCGGGGTATTCGTATGTCGAGCCTCGGCAAACCAGATCGTCAACTATGGTATGAGCTATACAAACCAGAATTAAAAGAACATATGCCAGCTCATGTACGTATTAAGTTTTTATATGGACATATGTTAGAAGCATTGTTATTGTTGTTATCTAAAACAGCCGGACACTCTGTAACAGATGAACAAAGAACTTTAAAACTTGATGGAGTAACTGGACATCAAGATGCTGTAATAGACGGAGTGGTTGTTGATGTTAAATCAGCATCACAATTTGGGTTTAGAAAATTTAGAGATAACGACATTACATCAGAGACAGATGCCTTTGGATACCTTCATCAGATCGCAGCATATTCAGAAGCAAACAATAACGACAAGGTAGCTTTTCTTGCTATTGATAAGCAAAGCGGAGCACTAGCATTGTGCCGTCCAGATAAGTCTGATGTACCTAATGCACGAGAAAGAATTAAACATTTAAGAAAAGTTTTAAAAGACAAAGACAAGCCACCACCAAGGTGTTATGATGAAGAACCAGAGGGAACATCAGGTAACATGAAGTTAAGTGTTGGATGTTCGTACTGTGCATACAAAAACGATTGTTGGTCTGATGCAAATGATGGACATGGACTACGAAAGTTTATATATAGTAAAGGACCACGGTGGTTAACCAAAGTGGTTAGTGAGCCTAATGTTTCAGAAGATATTCCATGAGTATTCTTAGAAAAGAAAAAGGATTCTATAGGTCTATCTTTGAAGCCACTGTATGTGGTAAGCTTGATGAAGACAAGGTTGACTTTGAGTATGAAACCCTAGTCATTCCCTACGTTGTTCCGGAGATCAAGAAGACATACACTCCAGATATTATATTATCGAATGGTATTATAATAGAACTCAAGGGACAGCTTACAAAAGAAGATAGAGCCAAACATCTGTGTATAAAACAACAAAGACCAGACTTAGATATTAGATTTGTACTACAAAATTCTAGGAATAAACTTTACAAAACTAGTAAAACAACTTATGGTGATTGGCTTAGTAACAATAATTTTATATGGGCAGATAGATTTGTACCAGTGGAATGGATAGATGAAAGACCAAAAGAAATCAACACAACAGACATATTCGTTAAACCCAAATCAAACCCGGATTGCTTTAGACCCTACACTCGATACGATTACCGAGGTAAATAGAGAGGGAGAAAATGAGAGAGCATTATTCAGAGCTGTTATTTACCAAGCTTTATTGGATGCTAGTAACGAAAATGAAAATGTTTCTAAAGAGTCTGTGCAAGTTAGGGAAGATGCTGTTCGCTGGTTCAGTAAAAGCGTCGGTGTTACTGCTACTTGGTTTGTTGATGTGTGTGATCTTGCTGGCCTTAATTATCAGCAAGTTCGTTCTTTCGCTAGGAAACTTATTGATGAGCCTACCAGCTCAGACTTCCAAAGAAAAAGATTAAATGTACTATTAAACATGACCCACAAAGAGGAGATAAAATGACTGACGATTTAGTAAACAACCCACCTCACTATAAATATAATGACAAAGGTATTGAGTGTATTGAAGCCATCGAAGCTGCACTAACACCTGAAGAATACCGTGGATACTTACGTGGACAAGTTATGAAATACACTTGGAGATGTAATTACAAAGGTAAAAGATTAGAAGACTTGCAAAAAGCTCGATGGTATTTAAATAGATATATTGAATTGCTAGAAAAAGAATGATAGTATCTGATGTTCCGATACTTGAAATAATCTGCTCACTGACCGCATGTGTATCAGTTTACTTGTATGGTAACGGATCACTGAAAGCACCATTGTTTGGTATTTGCTCACAACTTTTTTGGTGGGCATGGACAATACAAGAGGGTCTATACTTTATGATGATGTTGAATGTGGTGATGACATTAACACATATTAGAAACATAATTAAAATGAAAGGGAGACGATGACGACTTTACCAACTGTTTATCAACAATTTATCCACAAGTCTAGATACGCTAGATGGCTACCTACAGAAAAGAGAAGAGAAGAATGGCACGAAACCGTAGCTCGTTACTTTGATTTTTTTGAGAAACAAATAGAAAAGAATTGTAAATATAAAATAGATAAGAAGACCAGAGAATATCTTGAAAATAAAGTTTTAAATTTAGAGGTCATGCCCTCCATGAGAGCATTAATGACAGCCGGTCCGGCCTTGGAAAAAGAAAACATTGCGGGGTATAATTGTTCTTATGTACCCATAGACCATCCAAAAGCTTTTGACGAAATACTTTACGTGCTTATGTGTGGGACGGGAGTTGGTTTCAGTGTTGAAAAAAAATATACAGAACTTTTGCCTAGTGTGGCTGACGATTTCCACGATACAGAGTCTGTGGTCGTGGTCAGGGACTCTAAGCTTGGTTGGGCAAAAGCATTTCGGGAAGTCCTTACATTATTGTATGCCGGGCAAATCCCCAGGTGGGATATTTCTAATGTGCGACCGGCAGGGGCACGACTTCACACTTTCGGTGGAAGAGCTTCAGGTCCTGCACCGCTCGTTGATCTCTTCAACTTTGCGAAAGAAACCTTTGTTAAAGCAAAAGGCAGAAGACTAACTCCGCTTGAGTGTCATGACCTTGTCTGTAAAGTTGGTGAGATTGTTGTAGTTGGTGGTGTCAGACGATCAGCTATGATTAGTTTATCTGATCTTAACGACAGAGACATGAGAGATGCCAAGTCTGGTGAGTGGTACAGAGTAGAAGCACAACGTGCATTGTCAAATAACTCAGCCGTGTATGAAACAAAACCAGATAACATCGGTACCTTTATGGAAGAGTGGTTAGCTCTTTATAAATCAGGCAGTGGTGAAAGAGGTATCTTTAATAGACAAGCATCAAAGACAGTTGCTGCTAGAAACAAAAGACGTGATGATAGTTTTGAGTTTGGAACCAACCCATGTTCAGAAATAATTTTACAGCCTTTTCAATTTTGCAACTTGTCTGAGGTAGTGGTTCGTGAAGATGATCACGAGGAAGATTTACTTGATAAAGTTGAGGCAGCTACAATCCTTGGGACTATGCAAGCAACTCTAACTAGTTTTAAATATTTGAGAAGACAATGGAAAGATGCAACAGAAAAAGAAAGATTGCTCGGAGTATCTTTAACTGGTATTATGGATCACAAAATATTATCTGGTGATGTTTATAATCAGGCAATTCTTCCAGACTTGTTAAAAAGAATGAAACAAAAAGCCGTCGATGTAAATAAGATATGGGCTAAACGATTTGGTATTAATCAGGCTACAGCTATCACATGTGTTAAACCATCTGGCACTGTGTCACAACTAGTCAATGCTGCGTCAGGTATACACGCTAGACATAACGAACATTATATTCGCAGAGTTAGAGGTGATAAGAAAGATCCACTAACACAGTTTTTACAATCACAAAATATACCAACAGAAGATTGTGTTATGAAACCAGATGCAACTGCGGTCTTTTCTTTTGTAGAAAAAGCACCCAAAGGATGTGTTACTCGTAACAAAAGATCGGCGCTTGAACAACTAAACCACTGGCTAGTGTATGCCAAGTATTGGTGTGAACATAAACCAAGTATAACTATATCTGTAAATGACAACGAGTGGTTAGGTGTTGCAGACTGGTGTTGGAATAATTTTGATGATCTAAGTGGTGTATCGTTTCTACCAAACTTTGGACATGTATATCAACAAGCTCCATACGAAGATATTGATGAGGAAGAATATAATAAATTAAAAAAGGATCAACCAAACAAAATTAATTGGAATGATTTGGCACTTCACGAGCAAGATGATAACACTAAATCCTCCCAAACTCTTGCATGTAGTGCCGGTTCATGCGAGGTCGTGGATGTATAAAACATTTGTGACCATACCGAAGGCTGTTCCAGAAAAGTTATGCGACGAAATGATCAAGGAGTCTCCTGACTATTCTGAACAGCTGGCTGGTGTAATGTGGAAGAAAGAAGCTGATCTAAAAAAAGATAGGAACTCAAAGATAAAATGGTATCCTCTTGATCATTGGATTGTCCCTAAGTTATGTGAGATTGCAGCAAAGATAAATAAAAAATATTATATGTTTGATGTTACAAATTTACAGTGCCCACAATTTACAGAATATAAAAAGGGGCAGCACTATCAATGGCATCGAGATATTTATCCTCCAGAAAAAGATGGACCATATCCAGGACTACTAAGAAAGTTATCGATGGTTGTGCAGCTATCTAACTTTGAGGACTACAAGGGTGGTATATTACAAATTAAAAACATGGATGGTAAGATTGAACCGATCGAAGGTTTTAGAGACAAAGGTGATATGATTATATTTCCATCATTTTATTTTCATAGAATTAAAGCAGTGACAGAAGGGACTCGACATAGTTTAGTATGTTGGTTTATGGGTCCACCGTTTAGATAAAATGAATATTGTTTCACGACCTTGGGGACATTACAGAGTATTAAAACAAACACCAACTAGAGTTATAAAAATATTACATGTGTATCCAGGTCGAGGAATGTCAGTTCAGTATCATAAATATAGAGATGAGCATTGGAAGATACAAAGTGGCGAAGCAACGGCCCTCATAGACGATCACTGGTGGACATTTCTACCCGGTCATAGGGTTTATATCCCAAGAAATACACTTCATTGTCTACGTGCTTCTAATGGCCATGTGCGGGTTTTTGAGATTTGGGAGGGTGAAAAACTAGATGAAAACGATATAATAAGGATAAGTCATGATTATAGTGGTGAGTGGGGGCTTTGATCCCCTACACTCTGGACACATAAGTATGTTTCGCCAGGCAAATTTGTTTGGAGAAGTGTGGGCAATAGTAAATACTGACGAGTGGCTGCAAAGAAAAAAAGGATTCGTGATGTTACCGTATAAAGAACGAAGCGAGATTGTTAGCTCAACACAATTTATACAAAAAGTTATCAAAGCAAAAGACAACGATGATACTGTTGTTAATAATTTAAAAGATATGGATCAGCTTTTTGCATTTGCTAACGGAGGGGATAGAGTTCCAACCACCACACCAGAGGTAGAGTATTGTTTAAAAAATAATATACCTATGTTATTTAATATTGGTGGTAAAAAAACAATGTCGTCTTCAGACATAGCTCGTAAACTGCTTGACCAAGCTACTAAATAATGTATACTCTTAATTGAAACAACGTCGTCAAAAGGATCTCTAGGGGCGGGACTGTTTAACTGTAAGCTCCTAGAGATTTAACTCCTTAGATGTGATTTAGGTCCCAGTTGTTTTCGATGTCGAAGACCTATCTTTTTATATCTCCTCTTTGTTTTTTTTACTGGACTATATTCTACTCTTTGTAATCTTTTTGCCATAATATTTAACTGGATTTCTATAACCTAATATTCTGTTCTTGTTTCTTGGAAATCTTTCACCACTACAATCTCGTAGCCTTAATATTTCAATCGACCTCTCCAATCTCTTTTGTCTCCTCTTGGACTCTGTATTTGTTTTTCACAAGCAAAATCACTATGCGTTGTTATAACCATAGTATCCTTATCTGTGCATGTATAAAAGCATTTGACAGAGTCTTCTCCAAAAAAAGGTTTGACTATCTGTTCTTTGGTTAGTCTGCAAGTTACATTATATTGATTGAGCTGATCGTATAGTCTACCGTTGGTAGCTACAACCGGATCGCAAAATGAAAGTAAAGGGAGCACTAAAGCTCCCACTACTATATTACTTTTCTGCACATGCATAACTGTTAATCTCAAGACCAACAGAAATTTCTGTGATAATAGGTTTAGACCACATAGTCAACTCCATTTGTTATGGTTAAACAAACAGTGCTGGTTGCCATTGAATGACCGCAGTCCACTGATCTTTTTATTTTACTTCTTCATATTCTCTCTTGCAACCCCTTTTGTCTTTTCCCAACTACGGAGTCCACCCATTCCGAGTAATGCAATGGTTAAGGAAATAAGTTCACCTGTGTCCACAAAGTTTGGCATATTTATTTCTGGTGCAAACAGAGCTGTGAACCAAGTCATTAGTGGTAAGATAAAGAAGTTTACAAACAAACCGATAGCACACACCCACATGATTGCAGGTCTTGCACCAGCTACAAACATACTTGGATGTTTAGCTGCTTCGGTGTTAGCTTTAGCCTGTTCTTTCGCCAGAGCATTCGCATGTTTTTCAGACATGGTAGCTATGTCGTGAGCCAGACGTGCCTTTTGGTCTTTGTCTTCTATGAATTTATCAAGTAGCCCAGTGACCGGACCTATAAGTGCTGTTAACATTATTCAATTCCCTCTTGTGCTTGTTCTATCTTATCTAATATAACACCCTTTAGTTGGTCCATCAAAACATAGGCTGAGTTTAAGTTAACACTACCTGCAAAATAATCTATGATAGGACCTCGATCATCAAACAAAACAGTTATGATACCTGTGGCTTTATATTTATTAACATCTTCTTTAATAACATCTAAATGATCGACAACTATATTTGTAAAATTATCCTGTGGCATTTGACTGACTGCGTCCTTTGACATTATGTGTTCAGACTTGTCTTTAAACAGATGCACAACAACATCTTTATCTTTATCTTTATTATCAGTCATTATTAATTAAATGTTTGTAAGGTAATCCGTGTGCCATTTCTGTTACTGTCCATTGTGTGTATGCAAGGTCATTAAATAATTGTTGTCTATCTTCCATCTTTGGATTCTCAACATCTTCTATAGAGTGGGATGATATCGCATAAGCAAAGTTAAGATTACTAGGTGTAATGACAGGGACACCAGCAAGGAGACTATCCACAGCCCCTCCACTTGTAAACGAGACCGTAGCCCAACAACCTTCCAAATCCATCGCAATCGGGTTATTATGTCCGAACACCATGCTAACATCTTTTTGTTTTTCCACAAACTCTTCAAATTTAGATAAGTCATAAGATGATATTAACGGATGCATACGAACTCTAACAGGTCTGTCAGATATTTTTTTGCATTTAACTATTTCATCTTGTAACCATTTAAGTATATCAACATTAGCTGTTGCCGCATCCCCAGGCAACTGCATAAGAAACATTATATGTTTACCATCTTTTCTCCAGTCTTTTATTTCAAGACCAAGATCGGTTCGTATGATACCCCATCTATCTTTGTTAGACTTTTTATTATTAAAATAACCAAGGGTATCCATGTAGTGACCCTTACCAACACGGTAATATCTATGGTCCTCGGTTATGGTTCTACCTAACAACGGTGTCTCAACTACAAGTAAATCACCTTTATGTTTAGTAACCACATCTTTTTTTAATAAGTGATGTTTTGTGTGTCTATCTTTCCACGACCCAAATATAACGGCTATGTCACAATCCATATATTTAGTTGAGTTAGATAAGAACACAAGGTTATCTGTTGTCTCTCTGATGCCATGAGTCATAGCTGTCAGTGTATTAATATGTGGCTGATGCACAGCTGAATTTAAAAATACTCCTACTACTTTACGGGATGTCATCGAAGATCTCCTTGTATGTTGTTTTTTCTATCTTATCTTTTAACCCATCGTCCCATAACGCTTTGACTAAACCATCGCCATGAACGTGAATATCAAGATCTATCTCTTCTCTTTGCATTAGTTTCTCAAAGTCTTGGGCCTGGGCTAGCAACTCTCCAGTTGTCCAATATGGTTTGTTCTCTTCACCAACCGATACCTTTAACCATTTCTTACGCCCGTCTTCAGCTAACTCATCTTTGTTCTCTGGTTCACCTTCGATGCACGAATCAAAACCATACAGATGCATTGTTCTAAACCCAAGAGTGTGCAACAAACCGATTGATCTCATACCAGCACACGTGCCGCCGGTGATAAGCAATCTATTTTTAAAAAAGTCCCATCCTTCGATGGCATTACAATAAGCATCCCAAGCTACAACCTTTGCTTTCTTATCAAGCAAGTGTGTAACCACATCAGGGTTAGACATAGTAGCCACCCAATACATCACCCGTGGATGTGGCTCGGCTAACAATTCTTTACGTACATAACCATGTGTAGATTTTTCGTTAAACGGTCTTGGATCTAATATCGTACAGGCCCACGGTTGAATATTGTTTTCAAGAAGAGTATTGTGGCTGTGCTTAACACAAACAATTCTTACCCCTCTGTTTTGTAATTGTTGTATTTCTCTAAAACTTTTTTTAAGAGACGGACCAGCTGATACAATAGCTACTTCTTCATCATTCCATTGACATCGTTTGGTTATAGCCGTAGGCATGCGTTTAGCATTTGTAAGTATATTCATACGAATATCTTCAATAGGCATGCAGTCCTGTGGTGTCACCACTATAGGTTTTTTATTTGAATCTTCTGTCTTCTTTGTTTTGACTTTTGTGTTTGGTTCTTTTTGATTAGCTTGTTCTTGTTTAAATTTTAACAAACCTTTGTTGTGATACATGTATCTTACAAGTGGTGAGGCTTCAAATGCGTTAAGGTCAGCACAGTATGGTGATAGATTATTAACTTGTAAGCCGTGTGCTTGATGAAGGTTCATGATCCTAGTAAATACAAAAGCATCATGCCACTCTTTATAATTGTATATCTCACCAGAGTCCCATATTCCAAACAAGTCTGCAAACAAAGCTTTATTAAGTTCTGTCATTTGCATCATAACAAAACCAGCTTCTATATAATTTACTGCCTCACGCCCAAGCACAGCTATGTCTTTGTCTTTAGGCATCCACGCTTCTAGTTTAGCTTTGGGTATATCTTTGTATGTTACAGTATCGGCATCAATCCATATACCTACATCACACTTTGGCGGATTCTTTACAAAGAACTCATACTCAGTATAGACTTTGTATGCCCATCGCTTAACATCTGTTCTCCAGTTTGGAGCATCTTTTGGATCTTTAAATTTTTTAAAAAACTCACACAGTTCTTTAGACACAGACATGAGATCAATAAACTCTACTCTGTCTGAGTCGTATGATTGAAGACCACGTTCTGGCCAATCATTATAATAAGCATAAAGTTTAGTATCTTTAGGCCAGTGTTTAATAAAACTTTCTATACAATCTTTGGCGTAAAGATTCCAGTGATCGCCCCGGAACGATGTTACAAGTGAAAATGTAGGCATTTCATATCCTTCAATGTTGATCCATGTTGATAATCCATGTGAGCTTTTTCAGCAAACCATTTATCTGAAAACTCACAATCAGCATAATCTTTCATCCACGGTCCACCTAAAGAAAAGTGAACAGCTGATGGGTTGAGAGGGGTGTTCTCTCCCATTATGCCTGGAACATAATTCCATCTTGGGTTTATTTCTCCTACACTATTGGGTCCTTTTGATAACCATGCAAACTGATGGAGATCAAGGCCTTTCATTTCGTTAACAGCATATCTTGTTAACTTTTTATTAGCTTTGTGATTCATATTAAATGCCATGAGAGACGACCATAATTTACAATTGTACTTTGTTTGTATCTTATTGTCCATCTTCATGCCATCATCAGGCACATAATTAAATTTAACTGTCATAACAGGATAGTCATCATCAAGTTCGTCAAGTAAATTTTTTATATCATCCAGCCATAAAAAATCACAGTCACAAAAGATTACCCATCCCTTTACTTTGTTGAGTCTTGCCAACTCTGGTATAAGAAACCGAGTATGGCTGAACTCTGTAGAGAAAGGGGCATTGTCCAACACATCCCAATGCTGACCGTTTTTATCTATGCGCCACTCTCTATCAAAGAGATTAAAACCACGCAAAGCATTATGCATTAAGGGGGTAACGGCTACTGGGATTGACGATCGTCTAACAAGAGAATGTTCACACACTTGGTATGCATCTATTTCCCTTGAGTCCCAACCGATCGCCACATGGACATCTTTCATAAATTTAAATATATATTTTAGTTATGGTTAGTCAACACCTCTTGGAACAATTTCTTTTAAGAGTTTTGCGGCTGTAGGTCTAGTTTGTGATGGTAAGTCTGATAGGGTTGAGTTAACACCATACAATTCGTTTTCAACATTTTCTTTTAATGTTGCTCTGTTTAATTTAATTTGGCGATATGACTCACCCTCTTCTCGTGCCTCTGCATTATATTCATATAAATCAAAGTAAAGATCTTTTAATCTTTCTCTGGCATTTTTAATTTTCTCCTCATCACCAGTGGCTACGGCTCTGATAAGATCACCCCTAAGTTTCTGCTCTTTTCTATAGAACCTTCTTCTGGTAGGAGCACTAGCATCTTTTAAACTTTTAGCCATCCAGATAGCTTCACGTTCTCTAGCTATGTCTGCTGATGAGAAACCCAGACCACCAACAACTAAATCCCATGTATCAATATCTTCTGCCAACATAATCTTTTCGCCTGCCCTTGTTTTGTAACCATCTTTTGCATACATACCAGATTTAATAGGTGCGCCTATGATCTTTGGTAGTGCCGAAGCTAGGGCCAAGCCATAGTCATCAACCTTTGCATAGTTATAAGCATCTTGCAGTTGTCTTGTGATACCTAAAACCGGAACATTTAATCTTGAAATTCCACCATGACCTTTAATTATATCGATAACACCACCGGACACAGGATGAGTTCCAAGGCCAACTCTATTACCTATATCGGTTCCTGTAACAGACCGTGACAACCCAAGCATCATAGCCTCAGCTATTTTAGGATTAGTTGCCTCACCTAAAACTTCATACAATTCTTTTTTAGCATTCTTCTTTGTAATTAGTTCATAAATTTCTGACAGGTCTGTTACAAAAGGAAGTCCCATAAATCCTGAAGTTAACAACAAAGCACCAACATATGTAGCAAAAGCTTTTTTACCGCCTGGTCTATTATATAATCTATACATAAACTCTAACATCATGGTTGGATATTCTGTAAATTGAAAGAACACTGCACCCAAGCCTCGACTTATTCTTGGTTTAACGTGACGACCATACATAAATTGTGTTTCGGCAACTGCGGTTTCAGCAACAAGATGACTAAGTCTATCTCTCATATCTTTATTATTTCTAAATTGTTCAAAGTTATCGAGAACAGTATCTGGATCTAAATTATAATCGTTACGAAGTTTATCTTGGAATAATTGTGAGTCCAGATTTACTTCCATACCTCGTCGTAAAGCACCGAAGTCCTGTGACGTTAGTTCGAAACTATTTATATATGTTGATAATCTATTTGCTGCCTCTGTAGTGGTAAACATTAAACCTGTCAGCCTTGTTGATTTTTCTAGTTTATTAGAAAAACCTTTTGTCCCTAGAATGTTCCGAGTGTTTCTCATTAATCCACTGGTTTCACTGGCTAGATATTCATTGGCACGGCTTGGTGCTACTACTGTACCAATTAATTGATCTGGATCATTAAACAACGGAATTGTTGAGCCATACATTTGTTTAAGTTTTTCATAATCAAATTGGTTATCTGTTTTTACATTTGGTTTTAAAGCTTTACGAAGATTAGCCATAATTTTAACTTGATTCTTTGCCGCTTTACGCATCCCACTATACGAACCAATGTGAACACCAGCGGGTATGCCTTGAAAAAGGTTCATAACAGATGCACTAATATCTGTTAGATAATACATAAAAGCTAACTGTCTAAATTGTTGAAACTCATAGGGATCCCTGTCTAAATAATTAATTAATTCATCTCTATATTTAGCTTCAGCCTGATTAAAATCACTGTCTGTTAAAGCTTTGCTTAGACGACTGTCAAATTTAAAACCAGCATCCCACGTTGCAAATGAGTTGATGTGTTTTCCTAATGCATCCTTAGCATTATCAAAATCAAAACCCGGTATCATGTATGACTGTGTTAAAAATGACGGCAAACCTTTTGACTTTTCTAATATTCGTGCTCTTTCCAAAAGTTCTTCTTTACCTGGTGCTGCTTGTATAGGGACGAGTTGTAAGAATGTATCCAACGAACTTACAAAATCACTGGGTAAAAACTGTTTCATAGAATCATATGTATTATTTTGCACACCACTAAACACATATCTTGGTACAGTGTTGCCTTCAGCATCTACAACAGTTTCATTTGGATCAAATCGACTCCTTAAATCTCTGTCCACATTTTTAGCTCGGTTCATTTCAAATATGTTTGTGCCTGATTGTGTTTCAAAAGCTGTCCAAAACACCGTTCTTTTAACATTTTTGGGCGGAGCATTAGCGGGTCTTTCAACAGTGTTCTCAGTAACAGAAACATACTTATCACCATTACGACTGAGGGGTACGTACGTAGAGTCATAACTTGCGGCAATAGCTTCCAATCTTTTACTTGTTTTATCCAATACCATTGCATCAATTTGAGAAATTACATTTCCAAATCTAGGTTTTAATTGAGCTATACCTCCGTCTCTAATAACTTTACCTTCTTCATTGGTTAAAAAATATGTGTCTTTTATTCTATCGGCATAAGCTTGGATAGCTTGTGCTGATGTTAAATTCGTAGGGTCATAATTTATTACAAGGTCCTTGTTCTCTATAGTGGTCATTAAGTCTTCAAGTGTATCTTGTATCATTAAATCTCTCTCAAACTTACCCATCTCTAATAAAGCATCGTAAGCAACCACCTCATCACCTGTCAATCTAATACCAGCATCTGGTATGCCACCTAACATGGCCGGCACTATATCTTTAATTGGTTTACCGCCAACACCTTCATTGCTGCTTAGCATAGCCGCAGCCGGTATGAATATTTCATTGTCTGATCTTCTAAATTCACTGTCTTGATTAATCTGAATCTGTGCGGCTCTAGCAAAAACCGCTGCTTTAAATACATTAGATGCCTGATTATCATCTATAGCATTAAACTTTTCACCAACAATTCGTTGTAACTGTTCTAATATTTTTTGACGAAGAGCCGCCCTTTGTTCTAATACATTAACAATCTTCGCAATTGGTTTACTCTTTTGTGCTAGATGATAAGCACTGTTAAACCACGGTATAAATAAATTTAAAAACTTATCATTTAAAAATGATTTCATTGTATCCGTTGCTCTTCGTAATAAACCGTCTTGTTGTCTTTTTTCTTTTGGTGTATATGGCGGTGT